AAGGTAGTGTGCGTTCCAAAAGATTCTAGAGGTCCGCGCTTGATATCCTGCGAACCATTGGAATACCAATGGATACAACAGGGTCTAGGGCGAAAGATCGTCCGTTCCTTAGAGTTTCCTCCTGGGAAGTCGATTCTTTCTAAGGGACAGATTAACTTTACTGATCAATCAATTAATCAGAAGTTGGCACTGTCCAGTTCACTGGACGGTTCCTTCGCAACGATCGATTTGAAAGATGCGTCAGACCGCGTGTCATTGGCTCTTGTAAGGAAACTCTTTAAACGAGTCCCTCGATTACTCCGAGCCTTAGAGGCATGTAGAACTAGCTCAACTAAACTCCCAGATGGGAGAATAGTAGAATTTCAAAAATTTGCGCCGATGGGGTCAGCGTTGTGCTTTCCCGTTGAGGCGTTATGTTTTTGGGTTCTACTTGTTGCTGCGACGAGTCGCCACTTCAAGTTAAAGCAGCGAGACGTGGGAAAGACTGTGTTTGTCTACGGGGATGATATAATTATCCCCCGTGATTTAGCACAGTTTAGCATTCAGACACTTGAAAGATTTGACTTAAAGGTCAATCTTTCTAAGTGCTGTATCCATGGACCCTTCAGAGAATCTTGTGGGACGGACGCTTTCAAAGGCGTCAAGGTCACACCAGTACGTCTCCGAACCCCATGGAGTGGACGCATGACAGACGGTTCTGCATACGTTTCTTATATTGAGACTGCGAATGCTTTGCAGTCTGAATACAAGAGATGTAGTGACCTGATATGGAGTCGACTCGAAAAGACCTATGGGAAAATACCCTATGGTACCTGGCGAGCCGGCTATCCATGTCGGATCATAACTTGTCCGGACGAGGCTGAGGTTTTAAACCAAAAGCTTTTCCGACACAAGTATAGCAGACGTTACCAACGGATTGAGTTTATGCTTCCAATTACGTCTTCACGTAAGAAGAAGTCTACTCTCGATGGTTGGACTCGTATGCTCCGGAATTTTACTATTCCGCCATACGATGACCCGTCTTCCATTGTTGTACCTCGCTCAATGATAATCAAGCGAGGCTGGACCGCGGTAGGCTGAGACGCCCACCGCCGCGCCCCCCAAACGAGGGAGGCCCCGAAGAG